TCGGAAGGTTCAACGACTATCCCGTGACAGGGAGTACGCCCCAATCGCGATTGGGGGCGGAAGTGCGAGGGTTCCTTCATCTAATTATATTACGTTAGATGATATAAGGAATGTGATATAGTCTGTTCTATATGGAAACATATAGCTGGATTTATTATCCGGAAAGAATAATAGCGAATTCTTTTGAACATAAAGGTGTGAACTAAACAGCACATTCTGGAATAGTGGCATTGAATCAGACAAGGAAATTGCGCGTAAGCAGAAGCGTAAGCTAGCATATGTCGCAAATATCTATATTGTCTCTGATCCAAAGCACCCTGAGAATGAAGGTCAGGTTCGTCTGTTTAGGTTTGGTAAGAAGATCTTTGATAAGATCATGGATAAGGCTCGACCAACATTCGAAGATGAAGATCCAGTGAACGTTTTTGATCTATGGGAAGGTGCGGATTTCAAACTTCGTCAGCGTAAAGTTGAAGGTTATCCAAACTACGATCAAAGCGCATTCATGACACCATCTGCAATCGCTGATTCTGAGAAAGACATTCTCGACATCGTCAATCGTCAGTATCTTCTGAAGGATTTTGTTGATCCAAGCAAGTTCAAGTCGTACGATGATCTCAGTAAGAAGCTTCAGACCGTTCTCAATTCAGCACCCGCTAGTAGCGCTCGAGAGTTTGAATCAAATGATGTTGATGATACCACATCACGTCAGGAGAGCACACGAAAGGTCGAAACTCGATCGAATGGTATCCAACGGCCAACAACCGCAAATGCTAGCTCGAGTGATTCTGATGACTCTGATGACGATACTATGGCGTTCTTCCGCAATCTGGTAGACTCCGACTAATCGTCAGTTGAAGGCGTGAAAACAAGGGACCTACGCGGTCCCTTTTTAATTTCTATCAAAAGTACGCTGAATCGTGATCGACTATATTACGCGTATAAGTCGAATCGGTATTTCGAGCAGTCGGCTTCGTGATATATTGTGATGTCTGATTGATGTTAGTTGAAGGCGCATTCACGACATTCTGAATTGGTTGAGCGCGTGGTGTATTCTCCTGAACCTTCAATTCAAGAGAATCTTCATAGATTGGACTGCTGACATCTCGAGGAGCTTGAATTGAATCTCGTGTTAGCACTTTGGCATTACTTATGTCCATTTCGGCTGACATGCGTTTTGCTATATTGGCATTCTCAAGTTGAGAAGGTGTCAATTGATCTGATACATCGATCGTTTCACCATCTTTAGTTTGAAGTGCAATAAGTTCTCCACCAACAAATTTACCCGTGACATCATTTGGATTTAATCCGCGCTTTTCTGCTGCGGCTTTCACCCTTTCATTATTTGATTTCATTTGAGCGCGATTAGCAGATGCTCGTTTTTCATCAGACGACATCGCCCTTGGAGGCTTTTCGGGTGTAACTTTCTCAGGGATTGAAGAAACTGTATCGCTTGCACCGATCTTAGGTGATGGTTCTACAGGTGCAATTAACTCATCCTTAGGTGATTCAGACTTTGATTCAGACTTTGGTTCAGCCTTAGTCATATCAATATGCTTAGGGTGAATCTTCCAAACGGCATTACCCTTTTCATCATATTTGACCAGTTCCTTCAATTCACCTTCATATGGCTTATCCTTTAGTGATTCTACAATATTATCTTTAGGAACATCAATTCCCAAATTTTTCTTTAGAACTTTGGCTTCTTCGGGACTATAAGTCTGACCACGCTCAATCAAACCTTTATACTTTTTATGAAGAGTCTCTTTCTTTGAACCAAAGATATCCCACCAACCCGTATCAGTTTCTGATTCAAGTTTCTCAATGGCAGACATTTCGGCGATTGGCTTAAGGCCTTCCCCACCTACAGATTTTTGAATATCGCTGATCGCAGAGTCTTCAGATGTGAGTTCCTCGGCGCGTTCTATCGCATATTCGGCCGCGATCGATGCTCCATAAAGTGCCAATGCCGCGGCGGCGCCGGCCGGTCCGCGGGCCGCTATCGGAGCCATGACGCCACCAATGGGACGAATCGCTCCGGCTGCGCGTGATCCAACATTTCTCAATTTAGACCATGTTCTAGCAATACGACCTGGTCCAGATGACTTTCTAGAAGGCGCTCTGGGTTTACGTCTTGGCCTGTCTATATCAATATCGACCGATTGTATATCAGTCGCTTGATCGCCAATATTGTCTTCAAGAAGTGGTTGTGAACTCGCGAGGTCGCTTAGTGACTTTGCTAGAATCGTCTTAAGATCTTTCAGAGGACGCGTATTCTCTTCAATTTGTTTTAGAATCAAAATATGTTGATTCATTGCATGAAGAGCCTCGGCTTCACGTTCACTTACGTCGACCGGTTCGCCTCCAAGTTGATCACGCACCTGAGGCTGTGTCACTATTGGTGCAGCTGATTTGGAAATTGGACGAGCGGCGACAGACTCAGCCGACTTAGAAATGCGTGCCTTAGCGTCTTCTTCTGAGGCCTTCTTCTTGAGTTCTTTAACTTCTTTACCAAATTTAGTTGGATCTAATTTGGCCAGCTCAGTCTCTTGTCGTTGAATTGTCCTATAAAGACCAGTCTTTCTAATCTGTTCATCAGAATAACCATCTTCAAACTTCAGTCGATCGCGCTCTAATAGAGCCTCACGAAGTTCGCCACGAAGTTTATTCTGTTGTCTGAATTCCTCGGCCTTTCTTTTCTTGAAAATTCTTTCACTGAACTCACCCGATTCATCTTGATATTGCGCTTGGCGCCTGACATCTGCGCGAATCTCACCTTTCTGAGTCTTCGACATCGCCAATTGATCAGCTGCATATTGCCTGCTTGCTAGAGAACGCTTAAGCGAACCCCCAAGCAATGACGTTTCATCTATACTCTCTAGATCAAAATCCTTAAATGGTTGAAGTTTTAACAGGTTTTTAAGACTAGAAAGAGCCCCACCTTTTCGTAGACCAATGCCCTCTTTTAAACCTGGGATATACTTATCACCCTGTAGACGAGCCGCTTCTATACGAGCAGTATCATACTCGATTGGACGAGTCGCAGATTTGACAGCAGATGCCGCTGTCGTTTTGACTGTATCAGCCAACTTCTTAATCTGATCACCGAGTCTAATGATGTTCGCATTAGCACCATCGCNAACTTTATCCAGAAGACCTTTCTTTAAATCATTGTCAACACGTTTTAGTTCTTCGGCAACCGGATCTCGTCCAATATACTGTTCAACCGGCTCAACTGCGGGTAATGCACGCGAACTAGTCACAATTTCACCACTTTCGGGTGAATTGTTTACCGTCTGTTGTGACCGCTGTTGTTGACGTAAGATTTTTTTCATGTGTGTCTACTTTAGGATGATTGTGCTTGTTTTTGCTTCTGTTTAGCAATATGTTGCATTAGTAATGAGACATAGATTTCTCGTTCAAATGGCAACATCAGTTCGAGATGTTCAATGTCATATTGATGGAACTGCGCCAGAGAAAAATTCAACTTATAGTAGCTGTATAGATCCGCGTGGTGCAGTAGAATTAAAAAAAACTAGCAAGACCCTCAATATAGCGATTATGAACAGTCCCACACACTGGACACGTATAAGAAAAGTCATAACGCAATCTTGGCATAGTCACAAAGAAGTTTTCAATCTTGGCATATTGCTCAGATGTTAGATTGTTCAAGAACTCAGTCAATTCGTCGATTGACTCATCTTTGGCTGAGAACACTTCGTCAGAATTATAGACGAAGTCTATACAATCCAGAATAGTCTCTAATGCAATGTCATCGCTCTCACCAAGAGCCTTCACGGTATTGATTGTTGGATATTTCATCGTAATACCAACATCGTCGAACAGAGGAATCTTAGTAATATGATCAGATGGTACATCAACCTTAATCTGCTGAAGATTGATACTCACGCCAGCTTTTGCATTCGGATCATCGCATGTATCACAGCTAAAGACCAACTGAATGATCTCGCCGACAGAGACTGCTCTAAGCTGAGTGAAAATGTATTCAATATCAAAGATTGCAAGTGAATCGACGTCAATATCATTGACAGCGCACGATTCAATAACTTCTCGAAGAGTGTCAAGCATGACATCCTCATTCTCAGACTGTTGCGCAATCAAAAGCGCTTTTTCATCTTTAACAACGAATGGACGATACTTTAGCGTCTTTTTAGTTGATGGAATAGTTAATGTATAAACTGGAAGATTATTCTTGGGTAGTGCCATTCTTTTCACCTCGGATGTCCTGTAACATTTTATTCAGATCGGCAGTTGAACCGACAAATATAGCATTGTTTGTAACTTGTGTTGGAGCGGCGTCTTGTTTTTTCACGTGAGTAGAGATACGTTTTCTCTTATCAGATAGATCAAGCAATCGATGATTGATGTCAGATAGATTCTTAATCATAGCAGAAACAACTTCAAAGTGTTTTGGTGACTCAGCTTGTTTCGCAAGTTCTAGTGCGTGATACAACGCATCTTGCCCTTGCTGAAGTAGATTGTGAAGATTGCTACGAGTTTTTTCATAGTCATAATCAATATTCTCATCAACACTGGATGTTTCTGGAATAATAACGTCACCACGCTGATCGATTATCTCAGTCTGCTGCAGTGGCGCGACATCGAAAACGTCATCCAATTTCTTATGCATACAATTCACCTAAATTATTACACGATTCTCGGTAGTTCATTGTTCACCTGATCTTGCGGTTGAAATAACGAAGTGTTCAACATCGTGCTTTGAGAATTTGTCGACAATAATGACTGAAGATTCTGAGTTGATTGATAAACTGAAGTCATTCTAGAAGTCACATAATATTTATAATTCATACTAACACCAAGTCTGGCTACATCCTTCGAGTGCGCAGCTAGTTGAATGCTAGAAATCTTCTTCGGATACGCTTCATAGAGCACGACAGTGTATGACGCTAACTCTGAGTCCATCGGAAGAACTTCAATCTTCATTTCCGGTGAGATATAGTTAACATAGTAATTTGAGATCTTATTATTCGCATCCGATATCGAGTTCATCCAATTATCAAAAAACCCTCTAACTTCAAACTCGGTGTCAACATAGAATGACAATGAAATGTTGACATAATCTTTCTTATATGGGTATTCACGAGCCTCACCCATGATATAGTGCTCAGTTGTATTCACACCCAATCCAGGTAATTCCGTTGAATCACAGAAGAGAGTTATCAATCTGTTCGAGTCGACGAATGATGTCATTGTTCGAGGCGGTGATATAGTGACTCTGTATCGATTAGTTCTGGCTAGACCACCGCTCTTAATGCGGCTAATGAATTCGTTTAACATTGCTTCTATACCTTTAGATTTTGTTCATTGAGTCTTGCCAAACCTGTTGTTCTCTTGCACCTTGGAACTGACTTACGGGTAGAAGAATTGCAGTGGCCCAATTGTCGGCGTCAACTTTCTTAAACTGCGACTTCACATGACCATCCAAATAATGCTTAACGCAGACTTTAGCCGGTGAAAATCGCGCAGCCGATGCAATCGTCTTCCACGAAAATTCTAGTTTTGTATTTTCATCTAATCTAGAATCACTCTTAAATGCCATCAGAGCATCAAGCAACTTTGCCCGATATTGATATGGCAGATAGTGTAAGTTCAAACCAAGAAATCCATCTTTAACCTTTGAGAACGGGAACACCAATGGGAACTTATCCCAGTATGGCAGAGTGGCTTTATGCTTTGCGTCGTAATAGAACATATACATCTCGCCCGGAGTGACACTCGAACGATTCCATTGAACTCCAGACCGCATTAGATAGTATGATCTAACGCGCCCTTGTGACTTAATCAGTCGAGCCTCTTGCTCAAACCAAGACTGAGACTGCTTAACTAGCTTGGTTAACTCATATTGATTCTTCTGAAAGATTTGCGAGTAAGTGCTCATTTACTATTCACTTGATCTTAAGTTCATTTTCGGTGATGATGATGAAGTGCCAATTGCGATCAGCGCAGTACTGTTTGGCTGCTTCCCATTTTGATTGATTCTTCAGATATGTAAAAGACTCCTCTAGATATCGCTTAGTCTTTCGTGTCGGTTGCTTTGGAGGTAGAGTCTGCTTATGCGGCTTAACTTCAACCAAATATGTCTTGATGTCACCAGTCGATGATTTCACTTTAATTCTAAAATCAACAAAGTACCTATGAAGACGCCCATCTGTTGCGCAACGATAAGGAATGATTGTTTCTTCCGATGAGTATTCTAGTACAGATGGATTGGTATCACACCATCGGAGAAATCTAAATTCCCACGATGATCGATAGATGATATTCGAAATATCGCCTCTATACTTATGTTTATGTATCGGAGTGTATCGACCCTGATGATATTTGGTCATGATGAAGTGTGCAGTTAGTATGATCTATTTATCAATGATTGCATTAGTAGCACTCAACACTCTAGAGGTCACCAGAGACACTTGTACCAGATAGCCAATGGTGACCTATACCGATCTCGATCAAGTGTCTCCTGAGTGATCTAGAATGACTGACTTGATGATGACTATCATAGAGCCACTAGGCTATTCAATCTGTAACCAGTCAGTTACAATTCTTTTNCNATCCTAGACTGACTATATTTGATCTTTTGATTGTACAGCCATTGTTATAATGGTTCTTCAGGATAATATCTTAAAAGATTCTAGATACTATTCTAGATACTTTCTAGAATCCAATCTAGAGAATGGGTGCTTCGCACCCCAGCGCTCTAGCGCTGCTCCACTATAGAATCAAGAATAATCAAGACTGGACAATACCTAGAAAGATTCAGATCCACAAATCCATAGAATCACCTGCATCATCTCTAGTCCATAAATAATAGAACAATGTCTAGAGATAATCAACATGGCTGCAGGCGATAATCCAACATACAACTATCAACCAAGATCAGGCAATCTTGGTTCTCCTACATGGTTTCAACCTAATTCATATTCAGTTGAAAACTTAATGTACCCAGATGACCTAATGAGTCCAGTCAATAATCAGTATGGTGGGAACTTTGTTATTTTCTACATCAATGTTCACGAAGACTCACTGTTGTTTAAAGGTTCTACTCCGGCTAGAACAGTCACCGATATTCCTCCAAATATGCGTGGTGAAGTCTCAGGGCAGTTTACAGATGCTGAAGTTGTCGCAGGTGTGGCAACGGCTGGAGCACTTGGTCAATCATTAACAACCACAACTGGTTCAACGATTGCCAAAGCCACACTGGGTGTTGACAATTGGGCAATTGAAACCGGCGCAAATCTAGTTGGAGGTGCTATTGCTGGAGGCGTTGTTCTTACGGCATTAGGTGGGGTATCGGGAAGATACAAGAGATTGGAGAGTGCAATTGCGTTACACGTTCCTCCAGGCATTGAAGCCAATTATAGTGTTAATTGGCAGTCGTCTGATATGGCGATGATGTCTGCTGCCACCACAGCCGGAGAATCGATGGGCAAGGCTATGTCAGAATTGATGAGTGGTAATATCTCTCAATCGATGTCGAATGTTGAAAATGCTGGAGGCGCTGGCATTAGTTATCTTGTTGGTCAAACTATCCAGAAATCACAGGTTGGTGAATTTCTTGGCAAGAGCACTGGAACTGCCGCTAACCCAAAGAAAGAACAGATGTTTAGGAATGTCGATTTTAGAACATTCAGATTCAACTATCAGTTCTTCCCAAGATCACCTGATGAAGCGAAGAAGATTCGAGCCATCATTAACGCGTTCAAACTTCACATGCATCCAGAATTTAAAGATGCGAGTCATTTCCTATATACATACCCATCAGAGTTTGACATCTACTATTATCAGAATAATGTAGAGAATATGAATCTCCATCGACATACGTCATGTGTCTTGACCGATATGTCTGTGAGCTATTCATCACATGGTGTAGTGTCAATGTTTGATGATGGCATGCCAACGCAGATTAATGTTGCGCTTCAATTCAAAGAACTCGCTCTATTGACAAAAGAATCAATCCGGGATGGTTATTAAGATGGTCAACGATTATCAACTCATTGGCTGCATTAGTTACACGATAATTGGTGACATGATGCATTCACTATCAATACACAATGAAAATTGTCAATTATTTCATAGATTGAAAACTAAAGTGGATTAACTAATGTACTTTCAAAACTTTCCAACGATTTACTATGAATTTGAGATTGATGGAGTTAAGACACTTCGAAGTGTCGTTGACGTCACTCAGAACGTCCGAATTATCTCTGACTTACTGAAGAACATCACTCTATATGATGAGTATGCTATTCAAGAAGGCGATACACCCGAAATTGTTTCTCATAAGATCTATGGTTCGCCACTTTATCATTGGATCATTATGATCGCCAATAACAGGTTCAATTATTTGACCGATTGGCCGATGACAAGTGGTCAGTTTGACGAATACGTCGAAAAGGCATATGGCAGTGATCTGTACGCTACTCGTTATCACATCAATGCTAATGGATACATAGTCAATTCAGATGAACCGGGTGCTCAGCCCATTAGTAACTATGAACATGAGTATAATTTGAATGAGTCAAAGAGACACATCAAGATCATTTCACCTCAGCTTCTATCTAGAATCATAACTCAATTCGACCAACTGATCTAATGTCAACTACTGAAAAATTATCATTTGCTGGTGATGTGCAAATCCATAACGTTGCTATCATAACGTTAGCCGGATTCGCTGCTACTATCACAGAGCAGGTTGTTTCAATCGAGATATTCGAAGATCTATTCTNGCCATTCATCAGTGGAAATATTGTCATTCGTGATTCACAGGACTTGACTAATCTATTCCCATTAGTCGGTGAAGAGATTCTCTTATTGGACATTAGAACACCAACTTTACCCAATAAAGATGCATATTCGGGTGAATTTTATATCTATAAGATGGAGGATCGAGTTAAGATCGCCGAGCGCGAATTGGCGTATGTTCTTCATTTCACGTCAAAGGAATGTATTGTTGATGTCAATAAGAAGATCTCGAAAGCATATTCTGGTAAGGTGTCCGATATCGTTTCACGTATCTTGACTGAAGATATGGAGTCGCAGAAACAGTTCAACATTGAAGAGACTAAGAATACGACAAAATATATTTCAAATTTCTGGTCAATAACCCGCAATCTTCAGTATCTATGCGATAATGCTCTCAATGTTCAGAGTTCGCCAACGTATGTATTTTTTGAAAACAAGTATGGTCTAAACTTTGTTTCTCTTGATAGTCTTTATTCAGAAGCGCCGGTGTTTCAGAAATTCGTCTGGGACAACTATTCAGCTGATATCAAGCAGGGGACTATGAGAAATGTTGATAAAGATTATCAGCGAATTCTCGAAATTAGAACACCTGAAGTGTTTAACTACATTGAGCGGCTCAAATCTGGAATGTATGGCTCTGAGCTGATTACATATGACATTCTAACTAAGCAATACATGCATGTCAGATATGAGCCCGAGTTCAATGAGACAAAACATCTGAATAGTTACCCACTTTGGTCTGATAATGCTGCGTATAAGACTCGAGCTAGTCTTATGACAGATCATCGTTACTACAATAACTTTGATGGTTATGATGATGTCACTAATTCTAAGTATCTACAGAAGCGTTCTAGCCTTATGACTCAGGCTGAAGCATTTAGACTTGAGATTGTTGTATTTGGACGAACAGATTATTCGGTTGGTCAAAAGGTGTATGTCGATATTCCAAAGAGTACGCAGATTGCTAAAGAAGATTTGGAATGGCAGGATAAGATCTATTCTGGCAATTATTTGATCGCAGCGCTGTGTCATCGAATCACTCGACGTCAACATGAATGTGTAATGGAATTGATCAAGGATTCCTATGGAAAGGATTTAAACAATGCTTAATAGTGGCCAATTTTTCATTGGCGTAGTTGAAGATCGAAATGATCATCTTAAACTCGGACGATGCAAGGTTCGAGTTGTCGGACTTCATACTCACGACAAGAGTGCTCTGCCGACCGTCGATTTACCATGGGCGATGCCGATGCAACCTGTCACTGGTGCGTCTAGTGGTGGAATTGGACATTCTGCAATCGGTCCAGTTGAAGGTACGACTGTCATTGTAATTTTTCATGACTATCCAGATTGTCAACAACCAATCATGATTGGTGCTCTCGGAGGATTGCCTCAAGCACAACAGGTTCTCATCGACGAGTTTAATGATGAACCTCTATTCAAGGATAGTATCACTCCAAATGGTCGCCTGGCCCCAACAACTGCAGTCGAAGCGACAGCTAATCACGTTGGGCCAGTCATTGTTGAAAATCCATATCTTTCAAGTTTAGTCAATCAGGGAACGAGTGCTTCGACGACAACAGGTTTGGGTGTCATGCAAACTCTTGTCGGGGGTTCAGCTGTATCTCTTGGTAGCGTCGGAATGATGTCGGGAACTGTTAGCGGTCTTGGTACGATCTATGATGCACCTCAGAATGCATTCGAAGATCTACTATTGACGACGGGTGATTCTGAAGCGGCAATCAATGAATTTGTGACAATTATGTCAACTGGACTTATCGGTGAAGCTCTAGGCCCGATCATTGAGGGTAATAGTTTGCTCATTTCGGCATTTGATGAACTTGGGCTGCCGAATATCGATCTATCATTTGTATTTGACGATCTGATAATCGATCCAATTATGGATGAACTCGATTTAGATCTTGGACTCGAAACCGAGATCGAAGGTGTTGTAACTGACATCATCTCATCGATTCTAGACGTTCCATCCATTGTGCAACCGTCTGCTATAGATTTGTCGTCCATACAGTATGGATCACAATTGCCAGCCATGGATCCTGATACGCAGGTTCTAATGTTCAATCCAATTGGTCGACTGTCAACTAGTTCTTATCTAGAAGCCGGTATCGCCGAAGGTCAATCTAGGCCAATATATGGCAAGTTTGGTGGACCAAATGCTGCCGCGCCACAATTCGTATCGCCAACGCCTCCAGTAATTGATACATCACGATATGGTGAGGGATCATCTATTGCGGTTAAAACTGAACCACCTCTTAGTTGGGTCGGTGATCGACTAAAGGCTAGTGCTGGAATCGCGGCATTAATTCGAGCATGCGACAAATATGGCCTAACGACGAGTGAACAGAAAGCCGCACTTCTTGGTATCGTTGGAGGCGAGTGTGGGTGGATTCCATCGGCCGAGTCTGCTCAGTATTCTAGTCCTGAAAGACTATGTCAAATTTTTCAATCGACATTCAAGGGTGATTTGAATCTTGCATCGGATTATTGCAATTGGATAAAAGACAATAAGGGCACGCGAGAACAATTCTTTGATTTTGTTTATGATCCGGCTAACAATGGTCGTCAACTCGGTAACTTAAGACCCGGTGATGGTGGGCGCTATTACGGCCGTGGATTCATTCAGCTGACAGGTTTAGCGAACTATGAACGATATGCAACGCTATCAAAATATGACATAGTGAATAATCCTGATATTCTAATTACTAACCTTGACGCCAGCGCAGAAGTCGCCGTTCTATATCTACTAGATCGAACAAAGCATGTTATTGGTACGGCGCATCCAGGTTACTTTTATGCAGCGAAGCGTGCGGTTGGCAATAACTCGCCCGATATCGCTGCGCGTAAACTTGAATATTATGAACACTTCTATGGTCTAAAGACACCCGAGTCATACGGCTATACTGATAAGGTTGCGGGTAACGTAGAAGCGCCATATTCGTATAATGGGGCAATCGTTGAATGTCGACCAAATCTATCTAGTGTCAGCGGCTTCTGTGATCCAAACAACAAATATCCTCTAAAAAGATATATCAATGAACCTGATACAAATCGATTGGCTCGAGGAGTCGCAAAAGAGACTATTGTTACGCTTAAGGATTCTAAGCGGACTCTCAATGTTCCAATGGCGATGGATAGCGGGTCGTTCAGTCAGCCAACAATCCCATACGGCGCACAGTATCCATATAACAAGGTCTTAGAAACCGAATCTGGCCATGTTCAAGAATTTGATGACACGCCTGGATATGAGCGTATTCATACGTATCATAGATCTGGTACGTTCCAAGAAATTGACGCGAATGGCACTGAAGTTAAAAAGATTGTTGGTGATGGTTATACTATCATTGATCGTAATGGATATATCTCAATTGACGGTGAGTGCGCGATAACTGTTGGTGGTAATGTCAATATCTTCTGTCGATCAGACGCAAACATTGAAGTTGCTGGTTCTGCCGAAATGAAAGTTGGAGGTAACTTTGACATTGGTGTTGCTCGCGATATGAACATTGCGGTTGGAGGAACATTCTCAGTCTGGGCGAATACTGGCATGAATCTTCAGTGTCGAAATATGATGCATGTTCTCTGTAAAGACGATATGTTCATCTCGGCTGAAGGTTCAGCGCATATTAAGTCACAGTCCGGTATGAGAATAGACGCGTTCACGCTTGAAGTAAACTCGAGCGACAGTACGGTGATGAACGCCAACTCAGAATTTCATATTAAGAGTCAAAATTCGGCATTTATTGAATCTGTTGCATCGATGAATATTAAGGCTGGGGCCAATGTCGAAATCGATGGTCAACTGACGAACATTAACAGTGGAACAGCTCAGCCTGCGCTCACGCCATTCATCGCACATAAAGCTCTCATTCATGGAATGACACCCCCCGAGAACGGCATACCATTGTATCCAAATATTGAGCGTATGTCTTCACCAGTTTTGGCTGGCGAGGAAACATTCATGTATGAATTGCCTGAAGACGGCGGATCGCAGACCTCGAAGATTCAAATGGATTACGCCAATGCACAGAGTGGAATTCCAAATACTACACAGAGTGTACCGACTCCTGCAATTGGTGGTGGAGGAAGTATTGTGATGAGCGATAAGTTGAATATCATTCTTGCGACAGGTGAATTCACAGCCGACTTCCGTCTATCAGAGCACTTTACGCTGGGGATGATGTTTGATGGTGGTTTTAATGTTCGGCATAGACTTGTCAATCAAAATGGACTAACGCAACAGCAGATTGTCGCAAACTTAGCGCTACTGTGTGAGAACATCCTTGAAAAGTATCTAGCTGTCTTACCCGGGGGCATTCTTGGGTTGAATAAACGTTGGAAGATCAATTCGGGTTATCGAATGGGGATCAGTAACAGTGATCATGGTAAAGGTCGCGCTGTAGACATTGGTCTGATCGGTGGTCCTGAGCGTAAGGCTCTTCATCACGAACTAATTCAACAGCTCGATAAGATTGTTCAGTATGATCAATTGATTCTAGAGTATCGTGGAGCGGATTCAACATGGATTCATACTGGATTTAGGGGCGATGGTTCAACTACGTTTGGCGAAGGCTCTAATCGTAAGATGGCGTTCACAATGAATAACGACAAGACTGTCGCCCAAGGCTTCGTTTTATTAGGATAAAATATGACATTTTCATTTAATCCAATGTCGTCGTCAGTTTCTTTAGATGAGTTCACAGGGGGCACCGTGAACGTATCAATCATAAATAGTGAAGAAGAAGAATTTGAAATTCTAAATTATGATGGTACATTCAATCCAAATGCCATATACTACATACATCCAATTGAGGGTGTATTTCACGATATGGTTATTAATTATGACATTGATAGCTTTTCATTCTCAAGTGAATTTTGGTATGCCTTCCATCGACTAACTCGTTATACGTATGAAGTGACTAATGTTGAAAAGCAGTATCTCGAGGTTCAATCGCCTCATCTTTTACCGCCATATGACTTAGCTCACCCATGGGCACTCGAATTCAAAGGTGTGTATGAAATTCGAGCACCATCGGAAGACACTGTTATGGTGCCATGGTATATTCAAGGTCGAAAGAGAATGAAGATTGTTGAGAGTGGAGAATGGGGAGTCTGGATGCCTCATACTGCTGAATGGTGGTTGACACTCAATCTGGATCATACGCAGACAATACGAGTGATTAGAGAGGCTGTCAAGATGGGCGAGGGATATAAGACTACGATTCTAACTAGACCTGAAGTTATTCTGGATTAAGGAGTTCTATTATGCCAGCAGCGGCAAGATTTGGTGATATGTCAGCAGGGCACTGCTATTACCCTAGACCAAACTGTCAAGGTTCACCTAACGTTTTCATCAATGGTTTAGCGGCGCACCGTATCGGTGATCGTTGGCCTCTTCATACATGTAATAGTTCTTCACATGACGGTGTTCTTGCTCAGGGTTCGCCAAATGTGTTCATTAATGGTATGGCACTTGGTCGAATTGGTGACATGATAAGTTGCGGAGACATTGTTGCTCAAGGTTCACCGAATGTCTTCATTAATGGTTAAACAGGATCGCTCAGGATCACTCAGGAGACACTTTCATCGTGCATGAATGGTGACCTATAGCGAGTGATCCTGAAAGTCTTGAATGACTGTTTGACATCATGAGGATTATTAGTCCGTGCTGCTGATAAATAAATCATCAAGATCGAATGGCACTATCAGTCATGACAAAACCAATAACTAGAACGTTTTCGGATTTAGATTTTAACTTTTTTGCTAATCCATCTACAGGCGACGTGTCTCTTAAGCTAGATGATAACGCAATCAAACAATCAGTTAAAAATCTAATCATGACCGCGTATTACGAAAAGCCATTTCATCCAGAAATTGGATCGCAGGTTGGTTCTCTCTTATTTGAACCATATTCGCCAATGACTCGAGCCGTGATGATCCGCGCTATTCAAGACACGATTATGAATCATGAACCACGCGTGAATCTACTCAACGTTCTAATTGATGATTATCCGGATAACAATGCTATTCGCATTACTATCGTATTCAAGATCGTGAATACACAACAACCACTTTCAATCGATGTAATTTTGGAAAGATCGCGCTAAAATGTCTAATAACAAAATTAATGTAACTGAATTAGACTTTGATCAGATCAAGTCGAATTTAAAAAACTATCTTCAGGGTCAGGATAAGTTTACCGATTATAATTTTGAAGGATCTGCGCTATCGACTCTGCTGGACGTACTCGCATATAACACACACTATCAGGCATTATACTACAATTTGGCTATCAACGAAGCGTTCATTGATTCTGCGTCAAAACGATCAAGTGTCGTATCAAAAAGCCGGCGAACTCGGTTACACGCCCAGATCTATCACTAGTTCGAGGGCGATCGTAAATGTTGTAATGACAAATGCTCAACTAAATGCACCTGAGTTCATTGAACTACCAAGACTGACGCCATTTACGGCCGTGAATGAGTTTACCAGCGAGCATACATTCTATACGACAGAGAGTCGACTCGCTCAGAGAGATGGAACAACGTATACGTTTAATGACGTTGTAATCCAAGAGGGTTATCCTCTAACATACCGCCAGGTCATTAACACCGTTGGTACAAGCGATATCATCATTCCAAATATCAATGTCGATGTAAACACTATTAGAGTGATGGTTCAGACAAACGCCGAGACGTCTGAGTTTGAGACATACACTCGTGCCGAATCAATCTTGAACATCACGGAAGAATCAACGATATACTTTCTAAAAGAACTACCAAGCAAGCAAGTGATGGTTCAGTTTGGTAATGGTCGACTTGGACTTCCACTTCAACCTGGGAATGTTGTCACGATTCAATATGTGGTTAGCCATGGTAGTGTTGCGAATGGTGTGCGTCTATTCAAGTACGCTGGTCCATCATTCCCAAATACATCTATAAACACTGTGACAGTAACACCATCATACAATGGCGCCGACGCTGAATCGATTGAAGATATTCGATTTAATGCGCCTCGTCTATATTCTACACAGAATAGATGTGTGACTGCTGATGATTATCGTTCAGTGATTAAAGCGATGGTTCCGGCAGTCAAAGATGTCAATGTGTGGGGTGGTGAAGAGAACAATCCTCCCTCATACGGTGAAGTGTTCATTTCGATGATCAATCAGAGTGGTGGTGTATTCTCTGAAGCTGAGAAGAGCGATATTCTTAGAGTAAGTCGTTACTCCGACGTAAACCGGTCACCGTTCGTGTTAAAGTCATTGATCCTAATTTNCATTGACATTGGTTTACGCGTAAACTTCTATTATGATCCTTTAGTCACAACGAAGAGTAACGGTGACTTGACTGCAATCGTTCATTCAGCGATTCAAACATATGCATCGCAAAATCTATTGTCATACGCCGGTGTTCTACGTCAATCACATCTGACTAGATTCATTGACGATTCTGACATTTCTATACTCAATAGTAATGTCTCAGTTCGACTCAGAGTCGCGCTTCAGCCAGTATATAATCGCTCAGTTGATTATCAAATTAGCTTGTATAATGAAATTCTAGCAACCGCGACTCCAACAGAATCGGTGCTATCAACTGGTATAATCACGAATCTTGCACCACAGATTTGTTATATCGACGATGCACCAACATCTAGTACACGGGGAGTTCTACGTCTATTCTATATTGAGAATAATATCAAAGTCATTGTCAAAGATAATATTGGGTCAGTTGATTATCGAACTGGTACAATTAAAGTGACTGGTTTGACGATTATGTCTACCGCTGTGACCAATTCACTAATATTTGCGATCAAACCTACTACAGGTGATATTGGTGTAACACAAAATCATGTTATGAGAATTGATTCTGGAAATCTGACGATAACAGCGATTCCACAGACGAGTGGTTCATATCAGCCAATTTCTGGTAGAAGCTAATGTCTCTAATCAATGTCGCTCAACAAGTTCCAGGATACGTTCAGGCGCAATATCCAGCATTCGTAGATTTTCTACAGGGTTACTACGATTGGCTGCACAATGAGTATATCACGCAGCCAATTGAGACGATCGTTGATCTTGAACAAACACCCGAAGAATACGTCACATATTTTAAGAAGCAGTTGGCGTCGACGATCCCTGAAGAGGTCGATTGTTGTCGTCGCCTTTTGTATAGTCGAATCAAAGATCTTTATACCGCTAAGGGTACAGAAGAAGCGTTTCGTCTATTGTTCAGAGTTCTTTATGATACAGAAATTCTAATACTGTATCCATCAGAGCAGATTTTGCGCGCATCAGATGGTCGATGGGTTCAGGAAAATTTTATCGCAATTGAAACGTATGATGGAGCTTTACCAACAGATCTAAACTTTCGACTGAGGGCGTATTCATTTGGTGCTGCATACGATATTTCACCGAGCAAAGTAGTCTCAGTGGATGGCGATGTATATCGCATCTATTTTTCATATCTATATGCGATCAATCTAAATGAGGGTGATCGTGTCGAAGCGTTTAATGATGCCGATGATTTAATTTTCATTGGCAACATTATCAAATCACCCGAAACGGTTAATATTCTTCAACCCGGAAAGGGGTGGAAGATTGGTCAAGTTGTTCGACTCAATGCATCAGTCAGTCCATCAATTGCTCGCGTTACGAACATTGGTTCAGAAGGCGAACTGATTGGTCTTGAAGTCTTAGAGTATGGTTATCGTCATGTTCCTGGACAAATTTACTATGTTTCGCCATATCGTCAACCACTGTTATCGAGCACGGTTGAAATTAATTCCACTATCACGAATATTTCGCCTTTAACATACACACACACCATTTCGATCAACGATTCTATTAAAGGTGTCACTGAACGTGTAGATGGCTATTCGACGCAGGCTGGATTACCAGACTCATATTTTTTAGAAGACTACACCGAGTTTGATTACAATGCAAATCTCATATTTGAATATCAAGATGTTATCGTTGATAATCCATTTGAAGAAGTGT